ATTTTGTTGCATTGAAAATTTTGATGTAGGAGTTCCATAAAAACCAAATCTATCAACTATATATTGCCCATTAACTGGAGTAACACTAGCCCCAGCATAACGCTGGTCAATCACCATCGCACCATTAATAATACGATTCTTAAAGCCAAATGTATTCGGTGTGTTTACGCTAGTAGCCACCACCGTACTAGGCGTAGTTGCACCTAAGCTACCATTTAAAGCACCTCCAAAAGAAGTCCCTGTAACCGCCCCCGTAATAGCAGCACCCGATGACGTAATAGCAACAATGGTTGTTGTACCACTTTTTAAATTAAGGTTTCCTGTGGTATCTACAGAGTCAATTACTACTCCACCTATGCCTGTTGTTATTGCTGATATTGAGTTTGCCATTATGTTTCCTTAAATTACAATCCAACGACTTCCTGCCGGAACGGTAACGGTAACGCCACCCGAAATAACTACCGGCCCAACTGAACTAGCACTGTAGCCTGATGGGATTGCGTAGCTTGCACCGACTGTCATGTTATTAATAATTAGGCCATTTGATGCTAGTAACTCTGAACCTGTGACTGAACCTGTTGTTGTGAGACTTGTACCTGTTGCTACGCCTATTACTGGGGTAATTAGCGTTGGTGTGTTATCTACTACAAACTTAGTACCTGTACCAGTTTGGCTTGCAATGCTTGTAGCGTTGCCTACTGAAGTAATTGGGCCTGTTAAGTTAGCGTTGGTAGAGTCATTGCCGTTTAGTTTTTGTATTGCCTGTAATATTGTATCTGTAGCTGATACCGTACCTGCACCTGATGTGTAACCAGTTAAGACTTTAGCAATAACCGCTGAATTGGTTAGCGTAGTGGCATTCCCTACAGAAGTTGCTTCACCAGTTAAGTTAGCGTTGGTAGTTACCGTACCTGCTGTTAAGCCTGAAGCCGTGCCTGTAATGTTAGTGCCTACAAACGCTGCTGGTGTACCTAAACCGATTGCATTACCTGATGCGTCTAACCACAAGCCTTTTTCTGCTGGGTAGGTAACAAATACATCCTGTGTACCAGCATTGAAGTCTGTCAGTGAGCCAGCGTTTGATGAAGCTAATACTGTAGTTCTAGCAAGAGTAGGGCCTGTAGTTGAATACGTGCCGATACCGACTTCCCAGTTTGGTCCGCCTTGGTCTGAAATAGTGTAGTAGCAAGTATTAGCATTACCTATAACAGCAAACGATTGAAAGCCTGTTGAGGCCCCAAGCAATGTTACCGAGCCAGTACCGGGGGACGTAGCGGTTTCTTTAACCCTATCGCGTAAGACTAGCGCCATGTTATACCCCTAATTAAGCAGCGGTTGCAGCGTATGTAACTGATAAAGTATCGCCTGAAGTTACAACCTTATTACCCGCAGTGAAGTCACCAGCACTGAACAATGTGCCTGTTGTGTCGTCTTTAGTAGCTGAACCACCAATGTTGATGAAACAACCTGCTACTGTTCCTGAACCTGTCATCGCAAATACAACGGCTGTTGATGTTGTTTTAACGCCACCTGTTGCTGCACCGAATACTGGAGTTTTACGATTGCCTGTGTAGGTAGGAGCGTTAGTGCCGCCTACTTCATTCCAAGTTGCGTGAGAAGCTTGTGTATCTGCTACATCAGCAGTACCAACACCTTTTAAGCCCATAACCACTGCACCAGCGGCTGCGTTACCTAGTATGGTGTCCATTGTTAGGTTTTTACCCACAGTGGTTACTAAGTTATGAATGTCGTCTTTCCACTTTAAAGCGCCGCTTGCATCGTGACACTCAACTGTGTAGTAACCTGAAATGCTTGTTGCTTCTGAATGACTAGCGCCTCTGTCTACTGAAGCTTCGCATACGTCCGCCATTTGTACTTTTTCTTTAAACATGATTTAATCCTTTATGAAATTCTAATTATTGCTGTTGATGCTGTTGCCGTTGGGAAAGTTACTACAAATGTACTTGTTGCTGTTTTATCTGACCCAAAATCCAATACCGCTACGGCAGCGTTTGTTGTGCTATTGTATATCAATGCACCCCTTGTGGTAAATGCAGCAGGGTCCCAAGTAACATTAGCAAACGATATATACGCTGTATCACTGCTACTTGTCGGAACAGTTGGCGCTAATACTTTCCCACCTGCTGTATATCCTGTTCCTGTAATCTCACCATCAGTTGTATAAACTAATGTATCTGCGTTCAATGTAGCATTAGCGGTATATAGCGCTATCTTGTAAGTGTATGCAGTGCCTGTATTAAAGTTTTCTACGCCTTTTAATAGGTTGACTTTAAATACAGTGCATTGTGTTTGAATAATAGCCATTATGGGTTAACCTTTATCTTAGCTTGGCCATCTCTGTAGGCGTCGCCACGTTCTAGTCCTGTACCCAAACGGTTAAGTTGTTGCAATGCTTCTTGGTACATTTTTTCGTAGTATGTAACCATATCCTGCTCACCTTTCATAAAGATGACGGCTTCGCGCATAGCGCCATAGAACAGAACTGGGTCGTAATTATCACCAAGCCAGCTTGTACCACCAGCGTTCGCAACGGTAACTACTGATACTGAGAACCCTGTACCTGTTCCACCAATGTCTGTATTTACTGCGCTCAGAACATTGCCTACTGAGTATAAAGAACCACCATTGGTAATAGATACCGATGTAACTACTCCGCCAGCAACCACAATAGTAGCTGCTGCACCGCTTCCAGTACCGCCAGTTAAAGACACGTTTGTGTAAATGCCGTTGTTATAACCAGAGCCGGAGGTTACAGAGCTAATTGAACTAATAACGCCTTGAACAATAGATACAGGGTAGTAGAAGTAATGCAGTTCCACTGGGTAGCTTGTATCAGGAGTTGGTCCTAAGATAAATGTAAGCTCGTTTAAGTTGCCGCTGTTAGGGCCAAACAAAGCGTAATACTTAGGAGTGCCTGTGCTATTTGGCGTTGGGTATGATTCACGTATAAAGTTAACGTCTTTATTTAGAAGGTATGTATATGAACCATCGGCGTTAATAACTGCTATAGAATATGTAGATAACCAATCTTCAGGGCAAGACAAATATTTATTGTTTGTCGTCAATGTGCCAACTACGTTTTTGCGCAAAGAAGGCAGTTGCACTGAGTTGTATATACGTGACTCAGCCTCCTTAATAAACATAGGTATGTTTGAAACAAACAGTGATTCAGTATTCTCACTGTAGTTTTGAATTGCCTGATTGAGTTCAACGTAGTTCATTAACCTACCTTATCCCATCTTTCCGCTAATTTTACGGCCTTTAGTTGCAGCGCCATACCCACGCATTTCACCAACGCCACGAGCGTTGACACGATTTGCACCGCTATCGCCAACGCTTACATTCATAGCTACTGTTGTAGGGCCTACATCTACGCCGCGAAGCGTATTTGGGTTTGGTTTAAATGCGATGTCTGCAGAGTTAGTATTGCTCATTGGTTGTTTGTATACACCGATATCGCTACCACCGCCTGATGGGTACTTAAAGCCAGTGTATGCGCTAGCATCTTTGTTCTCACTAGCATGACCTAATGGGTAGGAATCTGCTGGTGTTGCTTTTACGAAATCATTTTTAGCCATGATATTATCCTTGATTTTTAACGCGAGCTAAACCACGACCAAGTGCTTTCATTGATTCAGTTGTAACGCCGCTTGATTTTTTACCGCCTGATTGTTTACCAACGGTAGGACCTGAGTTACCTAAGTTCTTGCCTTCAGTCTTACCTTTTTTTGCTATGCCATCGGCACCTGATTTATAAGCCATTTTAAAACTCCTTTATGTTGTCGTGATTGTAACACTTCCTACTAATCCTTGCGATAATAATGCATTTGGTGTAAGGAGTGTATCGAAACTACTTGCACCTCCAACAGGGTTCCATCCCCACTGGAATATACGACTACCCCCTGACACTGACCCATCTGCATCAAGCCCCGCTGCAAAGTAACTTGTATCAGGACGTGGGTCTCTGATTGCTTGCGGGTCATTCACTGGATACATACCCAAATGAAGCTGTGGTTGGTCAGGGTCCCAGCACTCAGGACAAACTAGTATGTTCACTGTTTTCGTCTTGATGACCAGTCTTTTTAATTCTTTTAGCTTGTACCGCTCACCGCATCTATCGCACTCGGCAATTGCGTTCTTGCCACTAGCATACTTAGTAGGCATGTCTTACCTCGTATAGCTCATGTTGCGTGGTACAAATCTTATGGGGCTCTTTTCCCTATCTTCATCCGCGGCTAACTGGAACTGCTCAGCGTAATCGGCTTTTAAACCCATGATACGGTCTAATGGGACCCCTTCAAGTTTGATAGACAAGTAATAAGCTAAGCCAGCCACCATACACGGTATAAAGCGAAATGGAATGTCCTGTG